AGAATTGGTTATGACGTACTCTGGAAATAAAACTTTTGTTTCTGGTGAATATGTGTATCAGCAATCTAGTGGCATGACTATATCATCTGCTATGATGGGCGTATCAAATACAACCCACTCGACAGTATCGAGTATAACTGGTACAATTACACCAGGTCTGAGTCTTATAGGTGGAACAAGTGGCGCTAGCGCCACTGTATCAATAGTTAATACTTTAACTACAAGTATTCCATCAGATATTCAACAGTACTTTACACCAGTATCTTATTTTGACCATGAGGATGAGGCAAATGAGGATAAAAAGAATATTAGATTAATTGATGTGGCATACATTCAATCGTTAGAATCAGAATTTAAAAGGTTACTTGCATCATGAGTTTGAACCCTGGGCAGTGTGATGTTAAAAGGATGTCAATAACAGATCATAAAAAATCTATTAAGATTGATAAGGATACTGCTAATGCCAAACTTATTGAGTATGTTGACACTATTAACATCTACGAGAGTATTTTCACATCCCATATAAACGCAGACATTTCATTCCTTGATGGTGCTAGTTTCAAGGAGAGATTTAATATATCAGGCGATGAGGATTTTGAAATAGAATTTCTGGGTTATGGAAATGATACACCTCTCAAGTACAAACTTAAAGTAGTTGAGATGGCTAATCTGATCCCAAACAATAATCTCAGAGCCAAGAACTTTACATTGAGGTTAACAAGTCCGGAGTTGCTAATTGATAGTGCTTCGTCTATTGCTAAAAGTTACTCAGCCGGAACTAAGATCATACTACAAGATATTATTCAAAAGTTTCTTAGTAGCAAAAAGCAATTATTTATTGAAGAGACAAAGGATCCTCCTACCTTAGTCATACCGTACCTAAGTCCTTTTCAGGCTATTGACTTTGTGAGACAGCGATCTGTATCTTCTAAGTATAAATCGTCGACTTTCTTATTCTTTGAGACAAACCAACAGTATAACTTTGTTACTATTGAAGGTTTACTTGATAGAGGATCTAAGGCTAAGAAACAGAAGTTCATGCAGCGGGAAGATGTATCTCAGAATGTTAAGGGTAACCAGGCATCTATTACAGATAAGGATTCTTTCCATCTATTCTTCAATTATACTGTCAAGGATTTATTCAATCTGAACAACTATTTTAAGAATGGTGCAGTACAATCTATAGTGACTGAGTTTGATATAACTACTAAAAAGGTAAAGAAGAGATTATTCCAAAATGTGCCCGGATCTAAGTTGTTCTTTGAGTTTGCCGACGCAAGAAATCCAGATATAAGCACTACACTGTTTAACGGATATTCAAAGTACAACACTAAACCGTACTTTGTTCCTTTTGCAAAGTATAAAGACTCAACTAATCCAACATCCAACTTTGTATATGATACATTGCTAGAGCGAATTTGTTATGCTAATCTATTCACGCATGAAAAAACGTATATTGATATCCCAGGAAATACATTACTCAAAGCTGGAGATATCATTGAGTTAGAAATCCCAAAGTATGAAGGCCAAGAGTCTAAAAAAGGTAGGAATGATATGGATAGTGGGATGTACTTAATTACTTCAATTAAACACTCCATAAAGATTGCAGATTCTAGTAAGTATGATACTCATCTTGAGTTAATGAGGTTTGGCAAAGGAGTGTATGAAAAATGACAACAGCTGTTATTGGTGAAGAGGGATTTAGATGGTTCATCGGTGTAATAGAGGATAGAGAAGATCCAAAAAAGCTGGGTAGAGTACGTGTTCGAATATACAACGTACATCCATTTACTGCAAGTGGTGCTCCAGACAAGGTTAATGTTCCTACAGAGCACTTACCATGGGCGTCTCCAATTAACTCCATAATCAGTGCAGGAATTTATTCTGGCAGCATTAAAGATGGAGTAGGTATCAGTCCTACTGGCTTAATGGTCAACTCTACTGTGTTTGGATTTTTCTTAGATGGTAATGAGTGCCAGATGCCTGTTATTTTTGGATCAATAGCTGGTCTAGCTGGTACGGCAGAACAGAATGAACTTCCAAAGCCTTCTATAAATGAGAATTCTGCAGGTGGTTTAAAAAACCAAAAGAAAGTAGGATCAGCAGGTCCATTTCCAGGAGAACCTGGTTCTCCTTACGCAGCTAAATATCCTTATAATAAAGTGTTTCGTACTGAGAATGGTCACCTTATAGAGATTGATGATACCCCATCTAACGAACGTATTCATATCATGCACAAAACAGGTGCGTATGTTGAAATTAATAGAGATGGTGAAATTGTAATAAAAGCAGTTGATGATAGGTTTGATGTTACGCAGGGTAACAATAATCAATACGTTGGGGGCAACTTTAACGTGAAGATTAAAGGAAACGTTAACATAAACGTAGATGGTACCTACAATGTGACATCAAGTGGGAATATGAAATTTACAGCTCCAAGGATAGATTTGAACTAATGCATAAATTCGTTATTTTACTTAATGGTGAGTTAAAGACTTACACGGCATTTGAGGATATTCCTCAATCATTTGATAATCTTATTGAGTTTAGACCAGCAGCACCTGAAGGTCCTCACACTGAAAGTGAGCATGAACTTATAGAGAAGTGGAATGAAAAACTTCAAGAGCTATTAAAAAGAGAAACAAAATAATGCCAGCTGTAACGAGAATCGGAGATGCAGATGTAACACACTGCAGTACACCAAACAGAGCTGAAGGCTCTGGTAGTGTATTTTGCAATGGTATTGGTATTAGTAGGCAGGGTGATAATAACACCACGCACCTACTACCAGGTGCACCTTGCCCATCTCACGCTTCTCCTATAGCTGCTGGTTCTTCAACGGTTTATATTAATGGTAAAGGGTGTGGAAGAGTTGGAGATGCAATATCTGGTTGCACGTCTGTAGCAGCTGGATCTTCAAACGTATTTGCCGGAGGATAGATGGCAACAACCTATGCTGATAAATTCACTGTAACATCACTTAGAGGTGAGCGATATAGTGATTTTTATATGAACCTAGACAAGAACTATGGTACAAAAGATATTGCTCGTCTAACTAATGAGGATGCTGTTGTTGCATCCCTGCGTAATATCATCTTTACAAGAAAAGGCGAGAGACCATTTTTCCCTGAATTCGGATGTAATGTGCTTGGACTATTATTTGAAAACTTCTCCGCTTTCACATCTGACTCAATAGATACAGAGATAAGAACTGCTGTTGAAAACTTCGAGCCTAGAATTCAGACAATCAGTAGTAAGGTAGAGGAGAATCAAGATGCACATTCTTTTACACTCTACCTGTACTACACCACAATAAATAATCCAGAAACTGTATCCGTCAGCTTTCTCCTTACTAGAATAAGATAACATGGCAAACTCATCAATCAATCTAGTAGACCTAGATTTTAATGCAATCAAGACATCTTTAAAAAACCACTTAGCCAGTCAGGCCAAGTTTAGGGACTATGATTTTGATGGTTCTAATATGAGTGTTCTATTGGATGTACTTACTTACAACACTTACCTGAACTCATTCTACCTCAACATGGTAGCTAGTGAGATGTTCTTAGACACTGCTCAACTTAGAGACAGTGTGGTATCTCATGCAAAGGAATTAAATTATATTCCTAGATCATTTAGATCTGCTTATGCAAATGTGAATATTGCAATCACCCCATCATCTAATGCAACATCAGTTGTAATACCGTCAAAGACATCGTTCACAGCAAGGCTTGGATCAAATACATTCAATTTTGTTACATCCGATGCAGTTTCAATTGCTAATAGTACTGGTGGTGTTTTTTATGCTAATAACGTACTCATATACGAAGGAAGCTACTCAACTGACACATTCATTAAAAATGATGCGATAACTAACCAGAGGTTTGTTCTCAATAATCCCAATATTGATACAACTAGCATTGAGATGACTGTTACGGAAAACAGCGGTGCTAATGTATACGTCTATACCCAAGCATTTTCTCTTTTTGGAGTCAATGGAAATACTCAGGTATTCTTTATTCAGTCTGCAGAGAATGAAACGTATGAAGTTATTTTTGGAGATAATTCATATGGTAGAATGCCAAAAAATGGTTCTGTCATCGATGTAAGCTATCGTGTATGTAATGGTGAGTTGCCAAACGGTGTTGATAACTTTGTTAATAATTCAAGTATTGATGGACATTCCAATGTTGCCATAACAATTAATGCTGAGGCATCTGGTGGTTCAATCAGTGAGTCCATAGAGTCAATAAAATATAATGCACCAAGAAGCTTCCAAACTCAAGAACGTGCGATCACAGAAAATGATTTTGAGATACTCTTAACAAGAGAGTTTCCAGAGATACAAGCAATCAGTGTATACGGAGGAGAGAAAGAGTCTCCACCTCAGTTTGGTAAGATTTTTGTATCGGTCAAATCAAGCAGCTATGCTGAAGTACCAAATGGTAAAAAAGCTAGCTACATCACCTATCTACAAGATAAGGTACCACTTGGTTTTACAGTTGAGGTAATTGATCCCGACTACGTATACCTGTACATTGCTTCTACAGTGAAGTATGATCCAAATGTAACTACTCTTAATGATGAGCAAATAAAATCAAAAGTACTTCAAAAGATAGCAGAATACAATACAATATATTTGAATGATTTTAATAAGACATTTAGATATAGTA